CGCGTGGCGGGGGTGGCGTTGGTCAGGTCGGGGATCATGGCTTCTCCTCGGCGCGCTGGCGGATCGCGGCATCGGCAAGCTCTTGGACTGTGCGATAAAATGCTGATTGAGCTTCCGACATCGCGGCATATTCAGGATCGACATTGAGCCAGTTGCCACGCTCCCGTTCCGCGCGAACGAACTCAAAGCGAGCGTTGTAAGCAGCTACCGCATCAACGTAGGCTTTGCGGGCGGCAACGATCGTGTCGAATGCCTCGGCTTCGCTCTGCGCGCCGTCCGTATCGGCGGGGGCGATGTTCCAGTTTTTAGAGCCACTTTTAGGGTCATTTGGGCAGGTTTTTTCCGGCGTTTCACTGTTCGTTCCACTGCCGTTCTTGTTGACAATTGGCGTGATCGGGGAATTCGCCGCTGCGGGAGGGGTGGAAGCGCCTTCCTCCCTCTTTTGTGGAGCGTCGTAGACGGTCAGAAGCCACCGTTCTAGATGGTTGTCTATGATCGATTCCAGATCGCCTGCCTTGACCAGCAGGGAGTCGGGATGTTCCGGGGCAGTAGTATCGCCGAGCTCGCAAACGGCCCTGACCACACGTTGGGCAAGCGTCAGTTTCTCAGTCATGCTTCGTCCCTCGACCGGAGCGCGCCGGCGTCGGCCAACGTCCGATTGATGATGGCAGTTGCGAATGGCGCCGCATCCTCGCCCATATCGGTCCAGAGGCCGTGTATGGTGAGGGCGAGCACGTGCGGGTTGATGCGGGCCGCGCGCCAGAACCGCTCTTCGCTCATGCCGTGCTGACGGCGGTGCTCGTCCGGATGAAGAGGCAGAACCCAGCGGTCGGAAACCTTGCTGCCCTTGCCGCGACCGTAGTGGCCGTACCGAGGAGCCGCGCAAGACAGGTGCGCAGCCTCGACGCCGTACCGGCCCGAAACGCAGCAGGGCAGTTCATGGATGAATGCCAGGTAGTTATTGCTCTTCGCCGGCTTGCGCTTGGGCGTCGGATCCGGGCGGATGGAATTGGCGATGCGATAGGCCACTATGCACTCTCCGAGTTGCGCGGAACCTTACTGAACGCGGGCGGTTGAAGCCGCGACACGAAAGGACTCCGACCATGAGTGATCCCAAAGACGGCAAACCTACCGAACAGCATACGCCATCCCGACGGACGACTGTGCCACCGGATATGGATTTCGAACCGGTTCCGTTGCCGGACCGGCAGGGCGGATCCGGTACCGAAGAAGTCGATGATCCCGCACGAAGCGGCAAGTCCAAAGGGCGGGGGAAGCCGACGCAAGGTGCCGGCAAGAATAGCCCCGGGGATCAAACCTAAGGTCTGGAAAAGGCGCAGCGACGCAATCATGCGGCCACCTTCTCGATCTGGTCGATGTTCTGCTTGATGACCGTGAAGGTGTAGGCGGCAACCCAAGGGTTGGCGTCCCATGCGCCTTTGCCGTTGATGCTGTCCATAGCGTTCGGTAGCTATCTACCGCAGAGGCGCAGCATTGGGTTTGCGGCATGAGGTAATCACGCCACCCATCACTATCGCGTTCGACACCCTCCGCTTCAGCGTCGTTCTCGCTGATGTCCTGCAGCCGCTCGACGCGAACGTCGGTGACGAGAAGCGTGAGGCGCGAATCCTGCCTGCGCATGAAGATCGACGGACGCCAGCGCGAAAGCTCCGGCTGCACGTCATCGGCTCGGTAGTAGACGAGCCTTGTCAGATCTGGACAGGCCATATGGTCGTCGCCGTTGTCGCCGACGCGGGCATGAGTTTCCTTTACCCACAGACGGTCGCCACGGCTTATCTTCACCGGAACTTCGCCTCCGAAGTTGCCGAATTTCGTGCGGCGCTCGAATGCGTGGTACGGCTCTTTGCCAAACGGCCGGATAGTCTTCCGGATGATCGTCACGCCTGGCGGCGACAGGTCTTTGCAAAGCCGACGCGTCTGCGTCTTGCGGCCGTCGAGCAGCGCACGGACCATCGGGCCGGAGAAGAGAATAGGGCGGTCGGTCATCATGCTACCTCCGGGAATGCATCATGCGTCACTCCGTCCAGTTCGCGGCCGGATAGCTTCTTGCCGATCTTGATCATTGGGATGCCGCCGACGGCGTGCTTGTTGTCGAAGCAATGAACCGTGCCATCCGTGGCCACGATGAAAGCCGGTGGTTTGCCGGCATTGCCTCGCGATGTGTCGTATTCGTGCTCTTCGGTTGCCGCGATCCACTCGCCGTTTTGCTTGTGGTGGTAGGCGAGCCCATGCGCCAGCGCCTGGTCGCGGATATTGCGGAACCAATCGGGATGAGTTGGGCGAGCCTTGTGGCTGCCCTGGTCCGTTTCGCCTCCGGTGATCCACCAACCGACAGCCGGCAATTTCGCCCAGCCATCTGCGCCGATCTTGATACCGCGCTCGAAACGCTCGCCTTCCAACCGGCGTTGAGTATGAGGGTCGCCCGTCATCCAAGGAGAAAGGTCGCCAAGATCACCGAGCAGCGGTTCGCAACTGGCAAACAGGAAGAGCGGGCGTAGGCCTGCGGCGACGACGAGCGACGCGAGGTTCTTTGTTGCCCGCTCGCGATCCTCGATGGTGGTGCCGAAGGCGATGTTCTTCGGCATGAAGCCAACGGCCTTGACCATCTTGACGATGTTCTGTGGACGCTTCGTGAGCAGAAGCCAAACCAGATTCGGCGTGGCCTCGATCAGCGTGAAAAGGTCAAAGCGCCAATCGGCGGGCACCTCGTTGTCGAATACGTCGGCGAGCGACGAGCAGAACACGAACGGGCGGCGGCCATCGGCGGCAGCCTTCTTGTTCCATGCGATCGGCTTTCGCCAGTTCGCCGCGCTCGTCCGCTCGCGGGTGCCGGAGCCGACGCCTGGTCCGCCCCACTTCACGCGACCCATACGCGTTTCCATAAGGTGAGCGGCATAGCAGCCGTCGCAAGCCGGGGAGACGCGAGTGCATCCTACCCACGGGTTGAACGTCATGTCTGCCCAAGAAATCAGGGTCTGGTCGGCCATCTCAGAAGCCTCGCTCATCGGGTTGGCGAGGAACGTCCCCGGGCTGAAGACGGCTCACCTTCATCTTCTTGCCGTCGCGGGTGACGAGGAACATGGGGAGCGGCCTGCCGACCCAATTGACAGAGACGTCATCAGCCTCGTCGAGTTCCAATCCGAATTCCTCGTCTTGGGTCATCGCGTCGGCCTTTGCTCTGGCCTTCTCCAAGCTTCCCGCCTTGATTGTCACGCGGATCGTGCCGCGCACCGAGAAGGTGGCCTCATATTCTCCGGGCCTCTCGTCAGCGATGAAATCGGCCTTGTTAGGTAAATCGCTCATGCCGCCAACTCCTTCGCGCTGTCGACGAAGTGCTCGCGGTACGTCCGGTCAAAGACGGCTTGGAACTGCGCGACAACATCGTCGGCGCGGTCAGCATCGACAAAGGTCGCGGCGAAGCTCGCATGCATCTGCATCATGTACGCGGCGATGCCGATGAGCATGTGATCGACATTCGCGCCCGGGCGCTGGATCTCCGAGTTGACGAACTTGACCAAACTCTCATGAACGGTGGAGACGGACATACGAGCGATAAGGCTCGTGATCGGATCGTCGCAGGTTAGCGCGTCCACTTCGGACATGCTTCCAGGCAAAAGACGGGCGTTCTCGGTCATGCTGCGGCTCCCGCGTTTCGTTGTGTGGTGCCGCGCTCAACCCCGATCAGATCGTCGAGGAAGTCGAGAACGGCCGTTTTGCTTTCCTGGAAATCCTGCTTGCCCATGGCCTTCATGGACTGGCTCTTTGCCACGTACCGAGTGACGGTCGCCTCCTTCACGTCGACGACGGAGAAGGCGTCGATCGGACGGATGAAGGCGGCTAGCCGCATCGCCTCGGCCTTCGTGCTGCAGACGATCGTATGAGCATCGCAGTAGCCGGTCCGGATCAGCGCATAGGCACGCAGGTGCTCGGCGGATTCGGCGAAGGGCAGGCCGGAATACTGTTCCGGCAGATTGCGCCAGGCATCGTTCACCGCGGCGAAATAGTGCCGGTGAGAATTCATACTGCGGTCGTTGTGCTCGGCGAGCGTATAGAACTCGCCGACCACGAAACGCTTGTCGCATTCGCGGGCCCAATGCCGGTTCGCCGGCTGGAAGGCCTCGCCGTTCCACTGCAAGAGGACCGGGCCGCTCATGTCAGCCCGCCATCAGCGGATGGCTGCGGAGCTCGGCATCAGACGGGCCTTTTGCCGCCGGCCGCGCAATTGCGGC